CCGCCCCCGGCAAACCGCGAACAACCCTCCCGGCGGGCGCCCTCATCGAACCCGTCACGTCGTCGGCGCGGTCGAGGCTCGGACAGCCGATCACGTACGCCGTCCAGGACGAAACGCATTCATGGCAAGAACGCAACGGCGGCCTCATGCTCGCCGACAACCAGCGGCGCAACCTCGAGGGAACGCAGGGCCGGTTCATCGAGATTACGAACGCGTGGGATCCGCGCGAGAACTCGGTCGCGCAGAAGACCGCCGAGTCGGGCGAGCCGGGCGTCTACCGCGACGACGTCGACGTCGGCCCGGGGTCAGTCCGCAACAAGGCCGACCGCCGCAGGATGCTCAAGAAGGGTTACGGCGACTCGTGGTGGGTCGACCTCGACCGCGTCGACGGCGGCATCCAAGCGCTACTCGCACGCGGAGAAGGAGCTCAGGCAGAGAGGTTCTTCCTGAACCGGAAGCTCGCCGGTGAGGACGCCGCCTTCGACGGTGACCGCTGGGACGCGCTGGCCGTGAAGCCGCACCTCGACGCCGACCCCAAGGCTGTCCAGGTTGTCGGCGTGGACGGTGCCCGCATCGACGACTGCCTCGCCGTCATCGCCACGCAGGTCGTGACGGGCTACCAGTGGGTCGTTGGGATCTGGTCGCGGCCCGCCGACGCCGGACCCGACTACGAACACCCGCTCGGCGACGTCGACGCGACGATGGTGCAGTTCTTCAAGGACTTCCCGAATACCTGGCGCGTCTACGTCGATCCGGGATACAGCGGCGGCTCCGGCAACATCATGCCGCTGCTTGAGAAGTGGCAGGGCCGCTACGGCGAGAAACGCATTGTCCCGTGGGAGATGACGGGGCAGCGGAACAGGCAGGTAGCGAAGGCTGTAGCGAACTACGCCGAGGCGATCATCAGCGGCGACCTCTCCCACGACGGAGACGAGACGTTTACGGAACACGTGAAGAACGCGCGCCGCAAGATGGTCAACGTGTTCGACGAGGACGGCCGCAGGATGAGCACGGTCTCGAAAGACCGGCCCGGCTCTCCCCGCAAGATCGACGCCGCGTGTGCGGCCCTTCTTTCGTGGGAGGCGCGCGGCGACTGTATCGCGCTCGGCGAGGACGGGCCGAAGAGTTCGCGCACGTTCACCTTCAACTAGCAGAGAGGAGCGTGCGATGGCCGACCCGAATCCAGCGCCGCAGTCCCCCCTCTGGTGGCTGAATAAGCTCTCCGCCGAGCTCGCCACCCGGCAGGGCGGCATGTCGCTCATGGACGCGTACTACCGCGGCGACCACCCTCTCCCTTTCCTGACGAAGGCGCACAATTCGAAGATGCGCGACGAGTTCCGGCAGTTGCTCGAGGACTCCCGCTCGAACTTCATGCGGCTCGTCGTCGACGCCGTCGAGGAACGGCTGAAGGTGTCAGGGTTCCGGCTGTCCGCGGAGACGGACGCGGTCGCTGACAAGCCGAGCTGGGACATCTGGCAGGCGAACGGCTTCGACGCCGAGTCGCAGTCCGTGTTCACGGAGTCACTTGTGAAGGGCGTCGCCTACCTGTCGGTGTGGAGCGACACAGACAAGGACGGGTACCCCGACATCGCGGTCGAGGATCCGACGCAGACGATTGTCGGCTATGTGCCGGGCTCGAACTTTCGGCGTCGTGCGTCCGCCCTGAAGATGTGGACGGACGACTGGACGACGATGCGGCGCGCCAACGTTCACATGCCTGACGGCATCTACAAGTTCCAGGCGAAGCCTTCCGACATCACGCCGCGCGGATCGTCGACTGCGGCTTCGGCGGCGTTCGATGAGCGGCCCCAATGGGTCGAGCTGCCCGACGAGTTCCTCCCGAACCCGCTCAAGGTTGTCAACGTCATCCCGTTGCGGAACCGGCCGCGCATCCTCGTCGAGGGCGAGTCCGAGCTGGCCGACGTGTACCGGATCCAGAACGGCATCAACGGCTTCCTGTTCCTGCTCGCGCTCGCGGGCTACATGGGTGCGCACAAGCAGCGCTGGGCCGTCGGGCTCACGATCATGGAGGACGAGAACGGCCGCCCGAAGGAGCCGTTCGACGTTGACGTCGGCAAGCTCTGGGTGTCCGAGAACGCCGAGGTGAAGTTCGGAGAGTTCTCGCAGACCGACCTCACCGGCTACATCAAGGCGATCGAGCAGAAGGTGACGCACATCGCCGTCACAACGCGGATGCCGAAGCACTACCTGCTCCCGGAGGGGCAGGAGCCGTCCGGGGACGCGCTGCGCGCCGCAGAGGCCGGACTCGTGAAGAAGGTGGAACGCAAGCAGCGCCCGTTCGGTGAGGGCCTGGAGGAGGCGATCCGGCTCGCGCGCCGCTTCGCCGGGGAACCCGACTCGCCCGTCGACTCCGAGGTTGTGTGGGCGGACGCGCAGACCGACTCGATGGCAGTCGTGGCGGACGCAACGATTAAGATTTTCGCGGCGGGGCTCATTCCGCTTGAGGCCGCGCAGTCGCTGCTCGGATTCAGTCAGACGGAAATCTCAAGGTTCGCCGCGATGCAGGCCGGCGACATGCTGCTGCGGCAGCTCATGGCGCCGCCCCGCGCGCCCGTCCCGACGCCTGACGCGCAGCCGCCGACACCCGCCGCATGACCTCGGCTGAGGCACATGCCGCCGTCCACGAGGCCATCGGCGGCCTACTCGACGACGGAGAGATCCCGATCGCGTGGTGCCTCGTCGTCGACGTTGTCGGGCCTGACGACGTTCGGTATCTCGCGCACCGATCGGGCGGCGGCATCGACGGATCCGACGCGCCGATGATCTGGACCGCGCTCGGAATGTTGCGCGCGAGCCTGGGCGTGGCCGAGGATCAGCTTTCGGCCTGCTCGTGCGACCCGCCGGACGACGAGGACGCGTGAGCGTCCCGGCGCCACCATCGACCCCGCTCGACCACGCCTACCAAGTTCAACGTCAGCGGCTGTCCCAGGCCGTCACAGCGGCCGCAGCGGCCATCTGGGCGCGCTCGTACGGGGATCGCGTGCAGGCCGTGAACCAGTCGGTGCAGATCGTCACCGCCGGGCAGCGCCACGTCGTCGCGCTTGTGGATTCCTACTTCGCTCTCAAGATGGCAGCCGCGACCGGGGCAGGTGCGGTGAAGGGACTCGACCCGGCCCGCTACACCATCGAAGCGCTGCGCCGCGTCCCAGCCGACGTCGTCTACGCGCGCCCGTTCGGCGCTCTCGGAGCGGCATTCAACGCGGGCGCCGACAACGCGCAGGCCGTCGACTCCGGACTCTCCGCACTAACGAAGCTCGCCTCCACCGACCTCCAACTCGCGCAGACGCATTCAGCTTCAGACTGGATGCAAGGCGAGTCAACGATCGTCGGCTGGCGGCGCGTCACTGACGGCAACCCGTGCGAACTCTGCGGCCTCGCCGCTACTCGCACGTACCGCAAGGAAGACCTGATGCCGATCCACGAACATTGCGGCTGCACCGTCGAGCCGCTCTGGGGCACGCACGCGGTCGCGTCCGTCGGCACCGTCGTCACGGTCGAGAACGACCCGGAGCTCGGGCCGCGTCTGATGGCCGCTTCGTGGTCGCCCGTCGGGCCGCGCCTCATCGCTAGCTAGTTCGCGAATCCCACGGCGCGCCGCGCCGGACACTCAACACGAGGAGACCACCATGCCGGATCCCGATCCGACTCCTGCCCCTGCGCCCGATCCGAAGCCCGCGCCCGATCCCGCCAAGACGTTCACGCAGGGCCGAGCTCGACAAGATCGTCCAGGACAGGGTTGCGCGCGCGAAAAGTGCTCCGCCCGCCGACTACGAAGAGCTCCAGGCTGCCGCCAAGAAACTCGCCGTGATCGAAGAGGCGAACAAGACGGAGCTCGAGAAGCAGACCGCCCGCGCCGACAAGGCCGAAGCCGACGCCTTGAAGGCAACCGAACGCGTGAAGGAATCGACGCTCCGGTCGGCCATCATCGCCGAGGCTGCGAAGCGCCAGGTCGTCGACCCGGACGCCGCCGTCGCACTGCTCGACCGCTCCTCGCTCGAGCTCGACGACAGCGGCAACCCGACGAACATCTCGAAGGCGATGGACTCGCTCCTGAAGTCGAAGCCGTACCTGGTCGGGGCCGCCAAGGGCGACGCGGATCAGGGAGCACGCACGGGCGGAGCAGACCAGCTCGGCCGCGAAGCGCTCAAGACCATGACGCCCGAGGAGATCACGAAGGCCACTCGTGAGGGACGCTTCAACCATCTCCTCACGGGCGCGTAAACAGCGCCAGCTTTTTCTACATGGGGACGGCCGCCATCAGGGCCGGACACGCCGCTAGCGGCGGATCCACGCATCCAATCCA